GCCACGTTTGACGGCTTCGAAGATGGCGCAACCTATGGCGTGCCGCCGTTTACCTTAGCGCAATCGTGGGAGGAGGTAACAGCCGCACCCGCGTTCACGGGCTTGTTAAACGAGACGTATGGCAGCGGAGCCGAGGCGGCATATTCAACCCGTCGATTGAATGGCAATGTAACCAACTGCATGGTAATCCGCAGGGCATCGGATTCCACGACCACAACAATCGGCTTCGACGGTTCAGGCAACATCGACGAGGCAGCTATTACGACGTTCTGCACGGGTACGACTTGCACGGTCTATCAATGGCTTGACCAATCAGGAAACGATAATACAGCGACAGCGGCAGCACCTGCAAACGAACCGACGATTTACACGGGTGGGGCGTTGGTAAAAGATGAGGGGCGCGTAGCTTTAACTTCAACGGGAAGCACGTCTTTTGATTTTACGCGTATCAGCGATATTAATTCTGTTTTTTCAGTATTGAGGCCAACTGATTTTACTACAACGCGGAACAGTTTTATTTTAGGCGATACTGTAAATTCAGATTATCACAGCAACTATAATGGAGGCTGGCTAGGGACTAATTCCGCAACTGTCGTCAGAAATGGCGCAAATTATTTAAATGGCTCAAGCGTAACGCTAACGGCATTGACTCGAAGTGCAGGGCAGTACGTGCTGAGTATGATTCACACAAGCAACACAGTAAGAGCAAACACCATAAGCCAAGACCGTAATGCTCAATATGCTCAACGCTCATGGATTGGAAACCGTCAGGAATTAATAATTTATTCAGATGACCGAACCAATCAACGAGCATCCATCGAAGAAAACATAGGCGACTACTTCACCCAAAACACGCCACTGCTCGACACGTACACGGGAGCCGCAGCCGCGTATTCACTGCGTAAACTTCGCACGGCTTACACAGGTGACGCGGTAGAGGTTTACAACGGGAGCAGTTACGCTGACATCGGCTTCAATGTATTCGGTGAGCTCAATACGGTTGCACTGGCTGACCACTGTGGAAGCAATGACGGGTTTGTATCGAAGTGGTACGACCAAAGCGGCAACACGAATGACGCAGCGCAAACGACGACCGCGAATATGCCGAAGATTTACGATGGGACTACGGGCGTGGTGACGGAGAACGAAAAGCCTGCGGTAGAGTTTGATGGTTCAAATGATTGGTTAGAAAAAACTGTTTCTTTATTTTCAGATTACCCATTTACCCTTGTAAACGTTGTTTTTCCTACTGCCAACCAACAGATGGCTGTGAGTGCTATAGTTGATTCGGGGGATAGTCAAAAAATGTTTGGTAATGTTTATAACGATAGTGGGAACCAAAACCAGATATGGACACGTAATACACAACTTTATAGAATCCCCGGTCCTTCAAGAAATTTAAACACTCAACAATTAAATTTTTTGTATTGGGTAAATGACACTAATAGAACTATTAACACAAATGGTGGTTCTGATTTTAGTCCAACAGGAACAACAGACTTTCCTGCAGTTAATAATTTATCAATAGGTTCACTGCGTGACAGCTCTGCAGGTCAATATTTTGGTGGAAAAATACAAGAAGTCATTTGGTGGGGGGTTGACCAAAATGGTGACGGTAACCGCACCGACATTGAATCCAACATCAACACGTTTTACGACATATACTCATGAACGGATATATCATAGTACTACCAACGGACACGCAGACAAGCGAAGCACGGGCAAAGCAAATCACGCGCGAGCTGTACAACATCAGCCGACCCGTTTTGATACAGGCAGAGTGGGAAGTTGATTCAGCCGTGTTCGGTATCGTGGTGCACCCTGACGGAGTACAGAACGCTTTGCAGGTGGATGCCGAGTATTTGATAAACGTTCACCCAGCGGCAACGCTCGAACGCCTCGTTGCTTGCTTCCCTGAGCTTTCGAATGATGAGCGGTACAGCCTGAGCAGTTACGTGCAAGTGAATCAGAAGTTCCCGTTCGGGCATATCGTCCCGAGCGATACGACCATAAGAACACAGGAATATATGGTTGAGAATGGTTGGTTTCCGGATGAGCCAACCGATGAAATTTAAATTGAGTAAATTGCACGCATGAAGGTAACGATACAAAAACCATACAACAAAGGCGGCTGGAAATGGCCCGCCGGAAAGGTTGTAGACGTTTCAAATAAGTTTGCCGCAAAGCTTAAAAAAGGCGGCTATCTAGACAAGCCCGAAAAAAAAGAATCAAAAAAAATTAAAGAGTAATGGCACAAACAACAGGCATTATAAATTCATCGAGCATTCGGGTATTTCTTGGAACTACAGACGATTCAGAGGTAGTACTCGACCACGTAACAGAGTGCAGCATTTCCATGACTACGGACATGCGAGATATTACTACAAAAACCAGCGGGGGATACCGTGAACTTTTGCCCGGTTTGAAGTCGGCCAGCATGAGCGTGAGCGGCCTTTTTGCAGAGGACGCTACTAACGGATACAACCAACTCATCGACCACCAATTGGCAGGCGACAAGCTTTTTGTAATTTTCACAAATACTGGAGCCGGAGTAACTGCAAACATAGGAGACGAGCAATTTGATATTGAAGGTTATATCTCAAGTCTTGAGCAAACCGCAGGCGTAGAAGACAATGTTGGCTTTTCTATGACTATCGAAGTAACTGGCACAGTTGTACGCGAGGTGATTTCGTAATATCTTTGCCACATGGTAGAGATAAAACTAGACGGTAAAACCTTTCCAATTCGTGCAACAATGCGCGCTTGGAGAAAGTTTGAAGATGCGACAGGTAAAAAGGTGGCAGACGTTGACAGCAACGACGTTACTTTAATTCCTGAGCTGGTTTATTATTTTGTGCAGGAGGGTTGCAAAAGCCAAGGCATGGCGTTCGAAATGGACGTAGATGATTTCTTTGGTATGATAGAAATATCAGACTTGCAAAAACTCAGCGAAGCCGTGGCGAAAGTCATGGGCGGCACACAAAAAAAAACAAAGGCCAAGGCAAGCCGTTGACATGGGATGAAATAGAAGAAATGGGGTTAGGCCAATTGCGTCTAACCCCTTTTTTGCTTTATGGTTTGACGTTCGCAGAGTTTGGCAACGCAATGGCGGGGCACTACAAAGAAATCGAAGAACGGGAAAAAGCGGAATGGGAGCGCACGCGGTGGCTTGCAGCCATTACAATCAACCCACACGTAAAGAAAAGGATAACCCCGAAAGACTTAGCAACCTTCCCATGGGAGAAGAAAGAAAAGGCTGCCGACGGAATTGGTATCTTGCGACAGTTAGCAAAGTAAGAGCATGGCAAAATTAGGCGATTTAATTGTAAGAGTTGGTGCGGATACCACGCAGCTAAACAAGAAACTTGGCGACGCACGCAAAAGCATAGCCAAGAACACGCGAGAGATTCAGCAGCTTGGCCGAAATATGACCGTCGGAATAACTGCGCCACTGGCTTTAATGGGTGCAAGCAGCGTGCAGGCATTCCGCGAACAGTCTAAAGCCATTGCACAGGTTGAAGCGGGTTTAAAGTCTACGGCGGGACAAGTCGGAATCACTTCGCAGGAGTTGCAGAATATGGCAACCGATTTGCAGAATAAAACGCTGTTCGGTGATGAGGTGATTTTGAAGGATGCAACCGCGCAGCTTTTGACGTTTACTAATATTACGGGCGAGAACTTTGGACGCACACAGGAGGCAGCGTTAGACCTTGCCACGCGATTGGATGGCGATTTAAAAAGCGCGTCCATTCAATTGGGTAAAGCGTTAAACGACCCGGTGGCAAACCTTAGCGCGTTGAGCCGTTCAGGTATACAATTTAGCGAAGACCAAAAAAAGGTAATTAAGTCACTTACGGAAACGGGCCACCTTGCAGAGGCTCAAACGCTGATACTTGACGAACTGAACAAGCAGTACGGAGGTAGCGCAGAAGCAGCAGCCGAGGCAGATGGTGGATTCACGCAGCTGGCTAATTCATTCGGCGACTTACAGGAGGAAATAGGCCGTTTGCTTGTGCAATATTTACGCCCTATCGTTGACCAGCTTAAAACGTTTGTGCAGTTCTTACAAGGCACCAGCGACGGCACAAAAAATGTGGCCTTAGCCATTGCAGGAATTGCGGCAGCCATTGGCCCCGTCTTGCTTATTTTGCCCAACTTAATAAGCGGAATCAAAGCGGCACAGGTAGCGTTTAAATTTCTCAATAGCACAATGCTTGCAAACCCGTTTGCACTTGCTGCCACGGCCTTGGCGTTAATTGTCACGGGTATCATAATGCTCACGGATGAAACCAAAAAAGCAACAACTGCAATTGATGACTTAACCGAGGCAAACAAGAATTTAACGCTTGAGGAACAGAAGCGAAATATTGAAGCGTCGATTGACAAGCAGAAAAAACTGGTCGATGAATTAAAAAAGGAAAAAGACGCGAAAGATGCAATTGTTGCTGAAGGTTACGGAGGCAAGGCAAAGAAAGAGCAGAACGAAGCGACCACGGCATACTTAGCCGCTACCGGACAACTTGAAAAAATGGGCGAAATGTTGGCAGAAGTCAACAGCCAATTAGAAGGCACAGACGAAGACAGCGAAGAGGCAGCCGGAGGCACGAAAACGCTGACGCTCGAAATGGTTAAAGCTTCAAAAGCGGCGTTTGATTTAAAGCAAGAACTGGACAAATTAGGCACGCAGAAAAGCGAACTTTTTGAGGGCGAGCCAGTCGATTTAAATAAAGCTTTTTTTGGAGATACTGCAAACGCAGATTTAGGTATCGATTTGGGCCTCGATGAATTTTCAGAAGAATTTGATGAGGCTTTTAATATTGACGATGGCACGGATGCCATGATTGAAAACCTTGACAAATTAAAGGAAGCCGCCACCAGCAGCATGATGAAAGCTATTGAAGTCAGTAACGCCTTTGGAATGGCTTTTGGCGCAGCAGTTGCGGACGTCGTAAGCGGTGAACAAACAGCAGGCCAAGCGTTAAAGGGTTTGGCCATTACTGCAATACGTTCATTAATACAAATTGCAAAAATGAATGTTATTGCAAACGCCACAAGCCCAACCAACCCCGCCAATTTATTTAGTGGGGGCTTATCAAGTCCTGCCTTTATTGTTGCAGGCCTTTCGATGCTTGACGGGTTTATTGGAGGTATCGCAGCCTTTGCCGATGGCGGTATAGTTTCAGGCCCTACGCTTGGCCTTGTTGGTGAATATCCCGGCGCAAAAACAAACCCGGAGGTAATTGCGCCACTTGACAAATTGCGCAGCATGATGGGCGGCCAGCACGTACAAGTAACCGGCAAGATTTCAGGCCGTGATATACTGCTAACAAGTGAACGCAATGCAATCGACCGAAACCGAGTAAGAGGATTTTAAATGGCTGACCCTATACGACTTTACGCAGAGTTTACCGATGACCTTGGCACGGACTACCGGGTAAATATTCACGACTCAAATTTTACAGGTACAACAACCACTTTTGTGCTTGGTTCTGACGGTTTTATTTTAAGCTACACCGGGAACAATGAAGACCGGATGCAGGGCGTTATCGGTAGTGAGTTGACATTCACGCTGACGGAGGAAAATACAATTCATACGGCGTTTATGGACGATATAAGCACAACGCCAGAACTTCGTTTTTCGGTCAGTGTTTACAAAGACCCGGACGGGGTAAATAATCCGTATTGGTTTGGGGTATTATATCCGGAGCAAGTCACGCGGCCATTTGATTATTACCCAATTCAAAACACCCTAACAGCAGCCGACGACCTTGGTAATTTGCAATACGTTAAGCACGATTCGACAGGCTTGGTAGATGTGCCGACCATGCTGCTGCAATGTTTGAACCGCACACGGGCGACCCATCTTTGGGGTACTGACGACTTTCTTTATTACCTCAATGATTTCGACGCGGTAGATTATACCGGTAGCAATCAATTGATTGATACGCGTATTTATAATCCATCGTTAGGCAACCCAGACAGCAACGGAGTTAATCAATACTATTCAACCTTTGAGATACTCGAAAGCCTGACCATGGTATTTAACGCGCGGTTATTTCAAAGCGAAGGCGTTTGGTGGTTCTTACCATTAGGGGCACAGCAGGCGAGTACTACCCTAACCGTAGAAGGCAAACAAAAAGACGGCACGGATATAACACAGGACACATATAACGCAGCGCGTGCATTTGATTCGACACTGGAGCGGCTACGCGGATACCAATACAGTGGGCTAGCACCGTTAAAGGAAGTGCGGCGCACGCGCAAATACAATGGCAACTATCCGCTCATTTACGATAACCTTTACACAGAAACCGAATTCGGCAACACGTTAGAAGATACCGATATAGATTACTTGCAGGATACAGAATTCGCAATTACCGGCACATTTAATTACGAGTATGCTGGCGACGGCGTAGCTACCGGCGACGACCTTGTAGCGCGTGTGATGCTTCGCTTCCTTGTTAAGGTTGGCACGCAGTACCTGCAACGGGATGCACAGTTTACGGAAACGACTTTAGATTTTCAGCTCGGCGCGTTGGATGACGGCGTACTCGAATACACTTCACACGTTTACAGCACGCCACAATGGACGGCGACGCCAGAATATTATGAAGTCGTTAGCTACGTATTCAACAGGAACGAAGGCGGTGAAATTACCGTGCCGATTGTGATTAATACGCCAGCGCTACCAAGCGACCAAACCGGAATGGATTTAAGCGTTACTATTGTCGGCATCGATGACGATGGCGGATTGGATGGCACGCTGGTGAACACATCAACGGCAGATTTTCAAATCGTGGTATTGCGTGCTGACCTCCTTGGCAATAATGCGCTAGGCGATGAGGTTGTTTTTACAGCTACCAACAGCGACACGGCACGCGCCGAGATTGACCAAGGACTTTGTTTATTTGGTGACGGTGAAACACAGAACGCCGACGGGGTTATTCGCGTCATCGTGGGCGTCAATGCCGTACCGGTAACACAATGGCAAAGCTTAAACTACACAGGTACAGGCCTAGGGATTAACCGTTTAGGAGTGCAAGAAATATTAGCGGGCCAGCGGATTAGCACACCGATACAACGCGGCACGGTCTTCGGTAGTGATTTAAAAATGTGGCAAGTGCTGGACGACACAGCCGGCGACTTTGCATTATTCAATTTGACGTTTACAGCTCGACCAATCGAAACCGAATTAGAGGCGTTTCTAGTTGCGCGGGATGCTTCGACCGTTACGACAGCCATAGGCGACGCAATCGATGTGGTTGACCCGATAACACATAACCCTGGCTTAGGCGTGACAGGTGCAACGGAGGCGCTAAATAGGACGCTGCTTATTGGTGAGGATAGTTACGGTTCACGCGTGCAGTATAGAACCGCCACCGTGACGAATCGAACAGGCACGACGTACAACGTGCGGCCGATTGATTATATGATAATGAATACGTGGTCAGGCGGCAACGGTGCAAGCATTATTTATTTGCCGCTGGTTGCAGATAACGAAGGGCGCAGCATCCAGTTCCATAGCGATGGCACAATAGCGGCAAATCAATACGTAAGCCTGCGACCGAATACAGGGGATTCAGGCGTAACTATAGACGGCGCAACCTCCTACGATTTCAATCGTGCTTATGATGGCATTACTATCTTGTGCCACAATTCGAATTGGTATATCATACAGAAAAAAGAAAAGTAATGGAATGGGAATTTGTGGCAGTGGTTGCGCCGGTGGTGGCTGGTTTGGTTGGTGTGTGGGTGAACTTAAATAGCACGGTGGCACGCCTCAAAAGCCGCGTAATCCAGCTCGAAATTGACAGCAACGAAATTAAAAGCGACATGAAAGAACTACTGGCCAGCGTCCACAAAATCGAGTTAATGCTTGCAAAACTGCAAAAATGATTTGGATTATATTAGCGACGGTAATGGTGAACGCAACTTATAAGGCGCGCGAGTATGGCCGTGCGGACGTTGCTGATATTATAATCTTTGTTGCAGCCTGTTCGATAATATGGAACTGAGATATTTTAGATATGATGAATTTGATTGCAAGTGCAAGAAATGCCGCACTCATTCTGACGGCCTTGGTATTGACGTGATGGATTTGGATTTTTTGTTGATGCTAGACGACGCACGCCACAAAGCGGGCGTGAGCTTCGTTATCACGTCGGGCGTTCGGTGCAGCTCTCACAACCGAGCCGTTGGAGGGAAAAAAAGCAGTTCACATTTAAAAGGCTTGGCGGCTGATATTAGCTGCTCAGATGAACGTACACGGGGTTATATTTTGGGCGCACTTTATGACGCGGGATTCAACCGCATCGGTATAGGCCGCACGTTTATCCATGTGGACGACGATGACGGAAAAACGGAGGACCTAGTGTGGCTCTATGATTAACACAATACGCCCACGGGTAACAGCCCAACAAAAGAAAGCGCTGGATTTCCTACGCAACAAAGAGCGTAGACTGATTGTAATAGGTGACCTGCATTGCCCATTTGAGAAGGAAGGCTATTTTGAATTTTGCCTTGAAACCTACGATAAGTACGCGTGCAATCAGGTTGTATTCATAGGCGATTTAATCGACTCGCACGCCACCAGCAGGCACGAAACAGACCCAGACGGAGAAAGCGCAAGGACGGAGTTAGAACGCGCAATTGAAGACCTGCAAAAATGGCGGATAGCATTTCCCGTGGCCGATTGCATTATCGGAAATCATGACCGCGTTGTAATGCGCAGGGCGTTTAGCTCATCGATTCCCAGCGTTTGGATTAAGTCATTCAACGAAGTGTTAGGTACGTCATGGAACTGGACAGAGCGCGTTGAGTATGATGGCGTGCAATTTATTCACGGGGAAGGCGGCACCGCACGCACAAAGGCAAAGAACGACCTACAAAGCACGGTGCAGGGGCATATACATACGCAGGCTTATGTTGAATGGATGGTTGGCAATCGTACCAAGTTATTCGGTATGCAAGTGGGTTGCGGCCTTGACCGCGAAACGTACGCGGCGGCATATGCTAAGCACTACAAAAAACAGGCGATAGGTTGCGGCGTGGTTATCGGTGGGCATACGGCTATCAATTGTTTAATGCCGCTTTAATACCTTGCACTAAATTTTACATCATGGGAGAATTGATACAGACATATTGGGCTGAGATACTTTTGGCTATCATGGCATTCGTGAAGGTTATTGTGAATCTCACGCCAACGGAAGCCGACAACAAGGTATTCGGATGGCTTGACACGCTAATAAGCGCAATCGTAAGCGACAGGCGCAAGGAACGCAGAGAAGCGCGAAAAAATGACTAACCCTAGCCGCTAGGGTTGTTTCCTAGTTTGTTACATAGAGATGATTTAAAGAGCCTCCAAACGTGGGGGCTTTTTTTGTGCCCTAAAAAAAAATCAAAGTTTTTTACGAAAAAGCTTGCGTAACGAAATAAGTTGCGTATCTTTGACTCAGTCAAACAAACAAAAACAATCGACATGAACGCACAAAACAAACTCCACGCAGCAATCGCAAAGCAAGACACAAAGACTTTGAAAGAAAGCGCCGTTTTGCTTATGCAAGATTTGAGCCGCGAAGCTGGCGTAGCACTTTGCGCGGTTTTGGATGTACTCGAAGCACGAATGGGCGACGAAGAATTCACGCAATTTGCAAACACGCTGTAAGATGTGGAGAGAAGGATACGACTACCCAGCAGACGACGAAGACGAAGGCCGCGACTACTACGAAGAGGCCGACGAACAACACGACAAACACCAAGACGACAAATTATGAAAAAACCTATTTGCGTGCGCTCAAGCGTACAAGTAACAGCCCCGCAGTCATTCAACCAGTGGCAGCAAGACTTAGCCGAGGAACGCGAGTTTATTCGCCTGATTGACAAAATGAAGATGCACCTTAAGCAAAACCGTGAACGATGAATAACACTGACGAACTTCGGGCGCTATCCGCAAAATACGATATGCACCCGGACCATTTCCACAAAGACCCGCGCGGCTTTGTAATTATGACGCGCCGAGGCGTCGAACATTTACAAGCTAAAATAAAGGCTGAGGTTCGATTTTCTACCGTGCCGGAATACTCAGACCCCAAAGATGGAAAATATTGCATTAAAGCGTACGCAAAATGCGAAATAGGCAAGGTAGAAACGTATGGCGAGGCGAGCAAAGCAAATAACCGAAATGCCTACCCGATTGCAATGGCTGAAAAACGGGCCTTATCGCGTGCCATTTTAAAGCTTGCAGGCTTTTACACTGCTGGCGTTTACGGCGAGGACGAAATAGATGAATAGCCTTGACGAGTTTTTTGATAGCGTAGAGGCTGACCAAGACGCACACGTGGAAGACGTCAAAGATTACGCTTTACTGCTGCTCAGCACGTCCACAATGAAAGACGACGATGACGGCTTAGAGGATGAAATAATAGACACTAACCCAACGCCGAACCGCTGGCGTGAGATATTCGAGCGGTTAAAATTAAACCAGTTGCGTGCAATCGATTTGCCGAACTGGTCACAAACACAATTCACAGAATCTTATCAAATCACATTCAATTTTAGAAAAATGATACACACAACAGAGGGCGTTATTAAACGAGTTAATAAACCGATGGAGTTTGCAAGCGGTTTCAGAAAATGCGAAATTCATTTGGAAGTCAAAGACGGCCAGTACACCCAAATCGTGCCGCTGGAGTTTCTCAAAGACATGGTTGACGAAGCAATCTCATTGCATCCCGGTCAAAAAATGCAGGTGGAATACAAAATCCAAACACGGGAATGGCAAAAGACGACCGACGAAGATGGCAACCCATTGCCTGAACCCGGACCGCTGAAAATATTTTGCAGCTTCGTAGTGCGCAATTACAGCATTGAAGACGACACAAAAAAGGAAACCCAACAACCTGCAGAAGATGGCGGAAATTTCCCTTTCTGAGGTACGTTACACCGTCAGACTGCCAAAGCTAAATACGCGCGTAACGTTTGAGAACTACAGCAGCTTTGAAAGGTACGTTGACGACCTGCGAGATAAACACATAAGCCATGAAATCAGAATCGAATACAATGAAACTAAAGGCGTATATACTTAAACACTTTGAAGGCTTGGACAACTGCGCCGAAAGGTTGGGCGTATCACGCCGGACGGTTGAAAATTACATTTATAGCAATCCCACCGGGATACTGAAACACAGCGGCCAGTTGATGCAAATGGACGGCGTTGACCCGTTCGAACTGTTCGACGTGGTAGCCGAGAACGTGGAGCAAATCAACCAAAAACAAAAAGCATGAAAGACTACAGCGATTTTCGCGCAGACTTGGAATATGGCGAGGAAGGCGAAAAGATTTTAGACACCATTCTAACGCATCAAAAAATTGAAGTGAAGCGTGACCGCATGGCGCACCGTACACAAAACTATTTTATTGAATACCAAAGCCACGGTAAACCGTCAGGCATAAACACAACAACCGCACAGCATTGGGCGCTAATGACAGCCGACGGCAGCACAACGTTACTTGTACAAACAACGCGACTTGTTGAGGCTTTGCAGAAGTTTAAAGCCGATTGCATAAAGGGAAACATTGAACCCGAAACAACATGGGCCAAACAAGGCGGCGACGGTAATACGTCGATTGCATTTTGCATTGAAGCGCCTGCGCTAATGGGCTATTTGCTTGAGTGCTGCAAAGACAGATGAAACGCAAAGGCATTTATATCCCGCTGGAATTGTGGAATCTTGGCGAGCTGCACCCAAACGAAAGGGTGTTGCTTGCTGAGGTTGCCAGCTTTGAGGATAAGAATAAACCATGTTTTGCAGGAAACGAACACTTTGCCGAGTTGCTGAATGTATCGACGGCCACGGCAAGGGGCTATATTTCCAAGCTTGTAAACGCTGGTTTTCTTGTTCGAGAAGGTGACAGATACAACAGACGACTGCGTAGATTAGCGCAAACGAGTGCGCAGAATAGCGCAGACGAGTGCGTAGATTCACGCAGACGAGTGCGTAAATCCGCGCAAACGAGTGCGCAGAATTCAGCACATACTATAACAACTACTATATCAACTACTAATACACTTACTAATAGTGCGAAAGTGTTGAATGTTGTTTTGCCGTTTCAATCGGAAAAATTCGAAGCGGCATGGAACGAATGGAAAGAGTACAAACAAACAGACCACAGATTTAAATACAAATCGCCCAAAACCGAACAAAGGGCACTAATCAAATTACAAAATGAACACACCGACGAAAGCGACGCCATCGACGCAATTCATACAGCAATTGCAAACGGCTGGAAAGGCTTGGTATTTAACTCACCCAAAAGCGGGCGAGCTAACACCCGGCGAGCGAATAACCTTGAAAGAGATGGCAACCGCGAAAAGCTTGCAGAATTTGCACGAACTGGACGTATCGCGCCTGACGCTAGAAATGTGTTTTAAGGGCACTAACGTGCGCACGGCATTAGTTTGTGACGAAACACCAACACGGGCCGCACTTATTGCAATGCTGAGCCGCTGCGTGAAGTTTATCGACGCAAAC